CTTCGTATATCTTATCTTTGCACCAGTTATCAATCTTGATTTGGTTCTTTAGCACATAATCTATGAACTGGTTAACATTGACTGCACTGATTGCTACACAGTGTCGTCCAAATTTTACAAATGCATTGTAAAAATTGTTGTTACAAAAATCTTCATAGGTCTTTAACTTAGCCGAACCTTGAGTAAGTTCATAGAACCGTAGCCATGTTTGAAAGCCAATGACTACTCCTTTTTCGCTACGTTGTTGATCACGGCGTTTAGGTTCACATTGATGAACTTGAAGTGTGCTTTCACGCACAAAACCTTGCCCACAGTACTTGCATACATGTTCACCAGGTTTCATATCACGTTTAGCTTCTGCAGCAATTTTGCGCAATTCATCCATACTCATTTGTTAACTTCGTGCAATACTCTGGCTTGCTGAAGCGCATCCATAACGCTTGGATTATGGCTTTTAAACACTGGTCCCCACTCACGCCAAAACTTAACCAATTCAATCATTTCAATAGAAAACCTAATATCAATGTTTTGACCGCCATGAGTTTCTTGGATGTTAATAAATGCAACATCGCCAGCATTAGTAAAAGCACTTTTAAGTGTCATTTCAACGCCTCTTTAATTTCTTTATCATTCCAACCCAATTCTACCAACATTGCCTTGAACTCAACATCAGGAATACTTGCTGCCAACAATTCGCAATCATCAAGTTTATATTCTGGATACAATTTAGCAATAATATCTGCTCGCTTGTTCTTTGACTTGCGAGCACTAAACGCCATCCATTCATGACGATGCTTGCCCATGTTGGGACTTACAGTGGTCAGTAGCAACCATTGTAGTTTAGGATGCTTACCAAGATCAAAGAACCGTTTGTTAACACGCTCATTCATTGCTTGCAGATAATATTGCTGCAACATAGGCTCACCGCCTACCGCACTACCCCAACGCAACATAAGATATGTAGAGAACTTCTTGCGTTCTTCATCGGTAAGTTCATCATAGAAAGCACGGTTCTTGGTATCTAACTGTGCCATCTCATAGCCAATGTCAAGTTTGTTAACCAAGGATTACACCTCTCCATTCACCTTTTTCAGTTGGTGAAAATATGCCAGAGATGCTGTCATCATCTTGTTTTACTTCTTCACTCAACTGATACATCACATGTAATTCATCGGCAAGTTCTTTTAGCGTAGGATTGTTTTCAGTTGCACGAAGAATTGCCATCCACCTTGCGGGTCCAATGTGGGTACCGTATTCGTCTGAATGGTTTTTTGGTGGTGGTGCGTTTCCAATGCTCATGATAGTATATTATCATACAATGCGTTAGTTGTCTATTAAAAATCTTCAACCGTAATGTCAAGCGCACCCATATTTGTTTGCGGTATTTTTAATGTTAGTAGTTGGGCTAACTTTGCATTTATTTCCAACGTAAAATGATTCGTTTCGTTGTAACCTTCTTCATACAATGACATTAATGGAAAATCCAAGAATGAAAACTGTGGGTATTTGTTATACACTTCTTTTATGATAGGTTGACTTTCAGGAAAACATGGTAGAAATATTAGCTTGGCATGTGGTGAAAATTCTTGAACTATTTCCTCTAATATTTTCTTATAAAGAAAGTCATGTTGAGTTTTATCATAAAATCTTTCAAAGTATCCAAAGTGTATAATATCTCTGCGACATTCTTCTACTAAATGTTTATACGGTGGATCAGGATTACCAACATAATGCGATTCATGCGAAACTTTACAATGCGGTATTCGCTGTGGACTTGTGCACGATAGAATGATATGCGTAATGTTTCCACTAATGATATCATCTTTATGATGCATGATTTTTTGATAGGCATACCATATACTGGTTCCGCCCAAACCTTGCGCCCAATAATTTAAATTTAAATTATCTGCCAAAATCTTTGTCCAAGTACCAGTCGTATGGTACATGCAAAAACTATCACCTACATACAATATCATTTTATTTTCCTATATTAACATTATATTTTTCAATATAATTTGTTATCGCAGTATAATATTTTTCAGCAATTACTTGCTGTCCTTCTGGTGCAGTATGATAACCTGGATCATTGCCGTCTATAAAATGATAAAGTTTACGCAACTGATTAAAATTTAAATCCTTATCAACAAAATATTTTTCTTTAAAAAAAGATGATATGTCAAACTCATCATTGAGCAAGTAAGGGTTAAATAAAAAATTAAAATTTTTAATATGCAAATCAAGTATACCACTAATCATAATATATTGATCTATTTGATTCTTCCAATTATCATCATAGATATGAATGAAATAATCAATAATTGCTTGCTTCTGATTTTCCGATATTTTTTTATTTTTAAAACTAGACTCTATTGTTGCAGTAGTTATTGATATTAAATGGTTTGTTGAAAGTTTATGACCTGTGAAACTTTTATAATCATGTTTTTTAATATTTTTTTCTAAAATATTGCTATTGTAATTTTTTACATCAATTCTTGCAGCATCATCTGCATTAAAAAGTATAAAATCAGGTTTTAATTTTTTTGCGGTATCTAACTGTAACCTAATATTAGCATTAGTTGCTCCGTCTATTGCTAAATTAATTAATGATGCATTACATTTTACAGCAAGTAACTCACTCCAATGAGTACCTTCAAATCCAACTTTTTTACTAACACAACTCCAACTAGAACCGCATATGACTAACTTCATATTATTTTCCTTTAAACAATATTTTGAATATCAATAGTTTCCGATGCTCTACTAATTTCTTTAACAAAGTATGCACATACTGGCTTTGGACCATCGCTTAGCGGAATACAAAGTAGTTGACCATTCTTTAGTTTAGGAAAATACCAACGCACATCCTGATAAACATCTGTAATTTCAATATTCATAAATGCTGCACGAAATGAACTAAGTGGATTAAATGTAAATGCCTGAAACCCACGGTCATTTAATTTAGTCAGTGGAAGTGCTTCTAAATCACCAATCTCTGCTTCACCAATAAGAATTCGCCAATTATAAGGCATCATTATCTTATGGTCGCCAATCTTTAGCATTAACGCAGGATCATTAAAACTTTCTAAAAATACAAGTGGAAGAAAATAATAATCTGCCTCACTAGGATTTGAATTATCTAATACACAGAATCGTAAATCATCTACTTGGTCTGGTAAGTTATTCATCTCAAATACGGTATTGTCTACTGTTAATATACGCACTGTTATTCCTTTATTTGTAAATGCTTTTTTCTTGTGTAAATGGATAGTTAGCTTCTTTATAAAATTGTTTACGCTTAGTTAAATGTCGCTTGGCAAATTTGCAATCGGCAGTCAAGTCCCAGATTTGAACAAAGTCCTTGTCTTCTGCCTTACGAATGCCACGACCGATAGACTGAATGACACGAACGAATGACTTGCCAGGTTCAATAAGAACAAGGTTAAAAATACGAGGAACATTAATGCCAACCGCAGCCACTCCATAAGTTGCAACAATGATCTTGTCACTAACATTAGCAATTTCATCATAGTGTTCTTTGCGTTTTGCATTCTTCATGTCTCCTTGAACAAACACACTGTTAGGCAAACGTGCAACCAATTCATCACCGCACTCACGGCGGTCTACTAGCACAAGCGTATTTCCTGTTTTAATTACTTCACTAAGAAGGCTTGCCATATGGTCAAGACGATCTTTATTGGTGGTTAGATATTTTAGTTCTTCTTGATAATTTCTAAAATCACTGTGCTCAACTGTCTGAACAATGTTTACATGACAGTTAGACAGCACACCAGCCTCTTGTAGAGTGCTAGCACTAAGTTGACTGATAACATCACCAATTGCTACTTTAAGCGCAACTTGTTCAAATGCTTCTTTTGGAATAGTTCCAGTCAGTCCCCAACGAATAGGAACATCGGCAAACTCAGTGGTAAGCATTGACTTGAGAACTTCTGCCTTTGCCTGATGCACTTCGTCAACAATAACTGCTGCAACATTAAGCATCATAGTCCACTCATTACCTGTGCCTTTAGTGCTCTTGTAAAGGCTATTGAGGCTCTGCCATGTGCAGATAGTATGTGTGCGACCTAATTCCTTGCGTTCACCAAAATAAACGCCAACATCTAGCCCAAGATTTTTATAATCTTCTTCTGTTT